TAGTTGCACCATCACGCACAACTGGCGGACTTGGTTCAGATGATCTTACTATCTTAGAATTATTTTGTACTCCAGAATCTGCTGGTGATGCAAATGAAGTATATCTAGTTGTTGTTGCATCTGCTTGAATACGTGCGGCATTGCTAGCACGTTGTACTTCATATGGTGAATGATCGTTTGGTGGATTCATGTTATACGAATTAACAAACGCATCTCTCCATGCTGGAGAACTTGCTTTGAAAGTTTCACTTGCTTTGATCTTATCTAGCACATCTGTTTGTTGACTTGAAAGTGCGCTAGAAGGTTGTTTGTTACTTGTTGCTGGTGCAGAAGATCCTGTACTTGGAGAAACTTTATCTGTGCCAACAGCCGCTGTGGCTTTCTTATTCCATGGCCACTGGAAAGAACCTTCTGGTTTAGCGGCCCACATAATAATTGCAGGATCTGTAGTACCCATTGGATCTGCATATGGAGGTGCTTCTTCAGCTTGTACTGCATCTGGTGGAGCAACTACTGGAGGTGTCTTTTCAATTTTCTTAGTAATCTTAGGCTTCTTAGGAACATTTGTAGCTACTGTTGGAGTAGGTCCGTTGAACTCCGCAGTTTCCAAATCTTCGTAACGTACTGTGATTGTCCATAGTACAACATCACTTGCAGAGTAATCTAATGTGTCATGTTGTGCATCTGTAATGTATGCGTTCTTTAATGTGTAAACTTTGTCTGGACCCTGTCTGCTTAAATTCTTCATATTGATAACAATCGTCAATGGAGATTTTTTAGCTGCCTTACTTCCGTCTGTGCCATCAAACTGACCTTTAACGTGTGTCCAAATTAAATTCTCAACACCGCCACCCACTTGATCATAAAATGTGATTGTAATTGGTTCGTATGTTAATTTTGTTTGTACAAGAGTCTTGTGATTGTAAACGTTTACAATTTGTGTATCTGTTGACCAGCGTGGCAATTCACATGTCTTTGCCACTACTGTAGGAGATGAGTCTAATCCTTGCGAACCTGTTGATGGTGTTACTGCTGAAGGTGCTCCTTCAACACCAGGCAACGATAAACCAGAATCTGCGACTGCACCTGAGATATATTTCTGTACTTGATTCTGTGCGTTATTTGGAACTGCTAAACCTTGATTAGAGTTAGCGCCTTCACCTGCTGTTTCTGATTGTGTAAATGTTACTTCCCATGCAAATTTTAGGAAAGGAAACCCGTCGCCAAAGTTTTGGTCGGGACCGTAGGAATCTACGTTGTTTAAAATCTTTTGAGTTGCTAAGTTTTTATATGACATTTATCTCAATGAAAAAGGGCGATTTCTCGCCCTTTTTGTATTTCTCCAGTAAGGGCAAACATTCCTGCTTGCTCTTACTTATCACTTTAAGTTAAAGCGGGTTAATACTTACCAATTGATGATGGTACTGGTGCTGGGCCAGTGTTACCTGGATCTACATCAAGTACTGGACCAACGTTATTCAATGTTTGGTTAGCGTTATCAAACTTAATTGATAATGTGATCTGTAAAGGATCGCTAGTTGAATAGTTGTTTTCACCGTAGTTAACGTTTTGGATATAGCAACCTGCTAATTCCCATGTGTCAAGTGCTGTTGCATTGTCTTGACCGCCATCTAAGTTTTCAATTGTCATGCTAAACTTGTAACCTGAACCAGCTACTGGTCCAGATTGTTCTGCATGGTTTAATTGACGTTGTAGTTGACCGGCAATTGCACGTGCTACTTCACCTGTAACATCGTCACGTACTGTAAGTGTCAAGGCATCCCATGTATGCTTACCAGCCAAGTAAATTCTTGAGTTGTAAACATCAACAGTAATGTCATCATGTGTTAAGCTTGGACGAGTTACGCTTACTACCTGACTTGTCATTTGCACTGACGTAGAGCCGTTGCTACTAAAGTTCTGTAGAGTAACACGAAAGCGATAGCTTAGTTTTGGTTGAACCAATACTCCAGTACCTACACCAGGTACGTTAAATTTGTCTAAATTGACTGCCATTTTTCAGTTCTCCTTGTCGTTATTTAGTGTTGTTGGCGATCGCGCCAGTATTAACAACACGAACTGGAATGTAGATGAACTCTACAGCTTTAACTGGTTCAATTGCTACATCAATATATAGCTCATTTCTGTCAATTCTAGAAGGTGTGTTGTTTGATTCATCGCAAACTACCAAGAAGTCATACACGGCACGTTTAGTAAACAAGTCAGCTAAGAAGCCATTGAATACTGCAAGTACGCGATCTCTTGTACGCTTGTCGTTTGGTTCAAAGATGAACGGACGAGCAATGTAATCAAAACGTTCACGCAAGTAAGCCAATAAACGGCCTACGTTTACACGGTCAAGGGCTGATTCACTTGGGTAAAGTGTTTTCTGACCCCAGATATATAAACCTTGTCCTGGGAAGTTAACAAGTGGGTTAACATTCTTTGTGTACAATGCATCACGTTGGCCTTGATTCAATGCCATTGGTACGAATTCATTTTCTGTGTTAACAGTACCTAAATTACTAATACCACTTAATGCACCACGTGTCAAACCAGCTGGAGCAAACCATGGATATGAAACTTGGTCGTTATAAGCATAACCGCGCAATACTGCATGGCTAGCTGGAACTGCAACATCGTTGCCGTTTAAGTCTGTTGACAAACCGCTTGGGAAGTAAACTGCAACATCACCACTGCGTGTTGTTAGGCCATCAGCACCGTTAGTACCAGCATTAGCACCAGTTGCCCATGAAACAACTTCAGTAATCTTGTTAGATAACTTCATTGGAGCATCAGCAATAACAAACGCTGTTTCCTTACGGTCAACGTTCAATGTAATCATTTCATCGATACACTCAGAGTAACCAGGTGTAGCAATTAAGTTGAATGCCAATGTTTCTGCACGTAACTCGTCATTGTCTGTTAACGCTTCTTGTAAACGCTTAACAACAACACGGCGTTGTGCTTTGTCAAACATGTATGGAGCACCTGCTTTAGCACCACTGTCAACGTTACCTGATTCGCTCTGCCAGAAACCTGCCATTGCATTGTACTTCTTAACGTTACCAGAGCTTACTGCGCTGTTCCATAAAATCATACCATCTGGGTAATAAGCTGGGTTTGGAGTTTGATCGTCCATTGGAGTCGCACCGCCCATGTTACCGCTTGTGTCTTGTGCTGTTGCTGTTAGGTCAACAAACAATGCGCCGTCTGGTGTAGACTGGTCTGCATTATCTTTCTTAACCCAATTGTCGCCATTGTATACTTTAATAACTGGGTAATTAGCCATGTCATTTGTATCAACCCATACATCACCAAAACTTGGCTCTGCTGGCTCATCTGTATTCAATGTTACGCTTTCAACTGCTGTCCAAACTGGCTCGCCGTCGATTGTAGCTTTAACATAAATGTCAACTGTATCGCCTGCATCGTACCATAATGTACCATCAACGATTGCACCAGTTGGAGCACCTGCGCTTGCGCTAGGACTAATTGTAGACCAAGCCTGACCGTTAAAACGCTTAACTTCAAACTGTGCAGAGTTGCTATCAGCAAATTGCAAGTAGATGTCGTTAGTTGATAGTGCATCACCAAATGCGCTAGATGCTGTTTGGTTGTCTTCGTAACCAACTAATTGATCAACTGTTTGTGGGCCAATTGCTTGTAATGTCCAGCTTTGTGTTGTGCTGTTATATTTTTTCAACTTGATGTTCAAACCTGCGTTTGGACTTGTTGTCTTGAACCATACATCACCAGTGTTCGGTGTTGGAACATTATAGTGAGGAGCGATTGTAACTGTACGACCCAATGTACCTGAATGAACAGCTACCCATTGATTTTGATCAATTTTCTTGTAGAATTGTTTTACATCACTTGATGCATCAATTGCGTATTGACCTACTGCACCAACGTTTTGTCCTGGTGTACCATCTGTTACGATAACGCTCTTGGCAATCCAAGATGAACCGTTACCTTCAAATAGACCAAATGAACTTGCATCTGTGTCTAACCAATATTGACCGTTTGTTGGAGGACCTGCTGGCGCTTGTGCCTGTGGTTCCAATTGTGACATGTCTAAATCAGCACGTACTAAAACTGCGCGGTTTGCAACGCCCAAGTAGTAATAAGCGGCTAATAGACCGTATTCGTTTAATTCGTGACCATGTACTGGTGTACCGTCAACGATTGTGAAATTAGGTTCACCAAAATACTGAACCAACTCGCGTTGACTAGTGATTGTTAAAGCCTTTTTAGCGAAAGGTGCTGTTGTGTATTGTGCAGTAGAACCGTCTGGTGACGCTTTATTTGAACGTGTTGCTAATACAATAACAGGAACAGTACCGTTACCAGAACCTGCGTATG